GTTGCTCTTGCTAATTGCTCAACACTTCTTCCCATACCAGCAGCAAAGTTACCGAAATCTTGCAGTGCATCTGCTGTTGGTGTTACTCCAGCTTGAAGCAAAGTAATAAATGATTGAGCTACTTCTTCAATTTGGAATGTTGTAGTTTTTGTAAATGTTCTGATTAAGTCAAAACTGGCGGCGGCCTCGTCAGCACCTCCAGTGACAGCACGAAGTGTAGCTTCTAAATCCTCAAAATTTCTTATGGTGTTTACGACACCACCCAATGCTCCAGCAACACCGATACTTGCAAGAACTCCAGCAGCACCCCTGAGACCTGCAGAGAGCTTATTAGCCCTTGATTGTGTTTCACCGAGCTTTTTGTTTACGTTTGTTAAACCTTTGTTTAGACCTTTAGTTTCGGCCTTGATATCAATTAAAAGGGTATCTACTGTTGTTGCCATTAGTCTGGGTATAACTCCATTAGTTCATTGAGTTCTTTACGTGTAAGATGTTTTGGCTTTTGGTTTCCACCGTTGAATTCCGAGAAACCAGCAATGGCAGAATATATTTCTTGTGGAGAAGCATTCCAGAAATCTTTTGGGCGCATACCTATCATACCAATGCAAATTTCCATGTATCTCCTTATAGGTAGCTTATCTACTTTCCCTCGTTCTCTGCGACCTCCGATTTTTCGTCTGAATCATCAGTTAGTGTTTGTGCTAATAAATTGACCACAACTTTTGTTGCTTCAACAATACCAACTTCTCCAATTAATTTATTAACATCTTTTTGCTGTAAATTATTTCCACCACCTCGTAGTGCTGGTAGAAGAATAGCTGAAAGGTCACTAAGGCGAACGTCACCTTGTGCCATATCATTAGCTAGTTTTATAATACCTTTATCTAATGCACTTTCTATTTGCATCAGCGAATCAATGGTTTGTCTTACGTTGTTATCTTCACCACCGAGAGAAACCTTAATCTGCCCCTTGAGAGGATTTGCCATTTGACGACTCCGATTGAGAACTACCCTTTGGTAATTCAATGTTTATGTAAGTCAAATCATCTCTTTCATCATAAAAAGAATCTGAGATTTCATACGACTTACCTTTCCAACTAAAGGAATTTTCTTTCCCTAGTTTGCCTTTAAAACTGATTTCTCTACGGTCATTGATAACAACTTCTATATCTTTGCTACCAAGTTTTATTTTATCTATTTCTATCATTATGCCGCTGAGAATGTAATTGCTCCAGACGATTCAAGTGTCACGGAATAAGTTGCTTCTCCATTAAATTCACCAGCAAATTCCAAACTTGTGATTTGAAAAGTACCAGCAAATGTGCCTAAATCTGGAACAATAAAGCTGTAAGATGTGAATGTTGCCGCACCAAAATCTGTTCTTAGTTGTTGTTCTGCTGTTGAATCTGTAAAGACACCAGAACCAGAAATAGACATTGATTGCACTCCACCTTGTGGCAACATTGTTCTATTGTTACTTGAATCCTTGTTGGTAATATCTACCATTTCATCATTCAATGTAATTGAGCTAGAACGTAAGCCACCTATTGTTGTTAATGAACCAGATACGGTTGTTTTGATAAGAACTGCCGAACCTTTTTGTGCTGCCATATAATCTCCTTAAAAAATTATCCTAAAGTTACTGCACGAAATCGCATGATGCCGTGTCTTGTCACACCGTCTGGGTCTCTTAGAATATCACTGAATTCAAATCTAAGATTTATGAGATTTAATCCTGTAACACTCAGACTATGATTGTGCATCAAATCATGGATTCTGTCCATAATTTGTTTACATTCTTTTGCTCCATTGTATTCAGACCAAATATGCAACATCAAAGTATGCTCACCACCATTCACATCTTTTGTGCTGTAATCAACGCTTGTGCCATAACCCAAAGAAACATATGGTGTAGATTGCCCCTCTGGAACTTCATCAAAAACACCAGCACCTAAAGTTGATGTCAAATTTGAATCAGAGCTTAGTCGTGAGTAAACTGCTTCCTGTATTGCAAACTGTCCAAGACTCATTTTGTTAGATTTCCCATTTTAAATAATGCCCTTATCTTTCTTTTGTTTCTTTCAAGTGCTGGTTGTAAGAACGGTCTCTCGTCCATTTTCCTTGTACCGAACTCCAGAAATTTTGAATACTTAGCATTTGATAAAACTTGTGCTGTCATTTTGTCACCAAGCTCTGCAAAGTTATGTGTGATATTTGATACAAGAAAACCTGTGTCAGTTGCTGGTGGTTCTCCACTTGCTGAAGCTGTATGAGTGACACCACCTCTGGTATAAGTTCGTCCAGTTTTCGGACCACGTTGGATTGATTCTTTTGCTGTTCCTTCTACCATTAAAGCTCCCCTGTTCAAAAGTTTCAAAGATTTCTGAAGAATATTTCTTCTTCTTTTGCTCAGAATATTTTTCATTTGTGCTGTATTGTATGCAATCATATCGCATCACCCTCAGTACAAACCAACAGCATATATCGGTTTCTCTCGTCAATATTTCTGATATTTCTTATGTTGAATTCCCTAGAACCGAAAACTACTTTATCTTTGGTATCAATGTCTGACCTGTAGCGTATCATGACTTCGTGTGTAACGCTTTCTTCAACTTTTCCATGTCTGTATATCTCTTTTCCAGAAATCGGTCTTACAGAGGCAAATACACGCGTCAAATCGCTATATGATTTGGTCATACCTCCACCAGTATCTGTTGTATTTGTGGAACGTTTCAGAGCAACTTTATGCCTTAATCTTCCGATATGATTTGCCATTATCCAATTGCCATGATTGATGAAGAACCTAAACCCTCATGAACCACGTAAGGAGCATACAAAGATTTTAGTTGTTTTGGAAAAGGGGCAGTTGCTTCATACATATCTCCTCTATGCTCATAAAGATATGCAACGTGTTGAAGTATTCCTATACGGATTGGTTCTGGAATACTGAATACGGAAGAATAACCAGCCGTATAAATTACCTTGATTGCATTCGCTACTCTGAGGGCAGTGGGAAAACTCTCACCAAGTCTTAACACTACCCTTGCTGGTTCTCTCACATTGTCCAAATAATATTTTGATGAAGCAAAAGTTGTCTCCGTATCATTATCAGCAAAAGTAGAAACACTTGTGACAGAAATCACTGGTGGTCTTGGTAAGACCAAATAGTTTTTGTAATAATTTAGATACGGTCCTGTTTTGAATCCCTCAAACAGAGGGTCAGCTAATTCATCATAAGCATCTGCAAAGAATGATATTGTTTGTGATGCTAAAGACCTTTTTGTATATTCTTCTGCAAATCTTCTAGCAGTTTCAATATAGGTTTGTAACAGTCTTTCATCTTGATTATCGTCAAGACGTAGATGTTCTTTTACGTCTTGTATAGAAACTGGTTCTTGTGTAGGCGCAGTTGTTATTTGTATTCCAGACATGATTCTATAATACCCTCTCTAGTATGTAAGTTCCAATAATAGTTCCGTAAAGACCAATTATCAGTGCTTCCATTCGGAAAAATCTTTTGGACCCAGCATCTAGTCTTTTTTCAATATTTTCGTATCTGATTGAACAAATTTCTTCGTGTTGCTCAATCTTTTGCAGTGGAGTCAGCCCTATTCTTTTCTTCGCCATCTTTTGGTTTTATTATTTCTGTCAATAAACCAAGATATGATTTTTCCAAAATTCCAAGTTGCTCTATTCGGAAACTTGTGTCGGCTATAAAATTATCTTTTTCTTTTTTTATCAGCCAAACTTTGTTGAACAAAATTCTGCTCTCTTTATCAAGGTCATTGAATTTTACTTCTAAACTTTTTTCACCATCTTTTTCAATGGTCAAACTTCTTTCATCTACGTTTTTGTTTTCGTTAGCATTTGCCATGTCTTAATTCTCCAATAGATTGGTTTAAGTCTAATTCAAAAAAAGGATAAAAAAAACCCTCACGTTAATGAGGGTTTAAAGGAAGGCCCCGAAGGGCTTATATATGTCTAATATTAAATTGACTAAAAATAATATTACTGGGTTAGCATATTACATCTTTGCTAAAAAATAAAGGGTTCAATAAAAAGCCCCACAAATAAGAAAAGACCCAATTAAGGGCCTTTTCCGTCTGATATAAATTGCGATTTGGGAAAATATAAGGTTGCAATCCGTATATCTTCCCCAGACCGAGCGAGTTTACCAACTTCTCCACACTTGTGACAGCAAGTGGCTGGGCTTGAACCAGCGACCTCTCAGTCCTTAATTTTCGCTACGTATCGCAAGTTACGTAGGGTCTAATGTTGCAATCTGCCAGAAATCAATATGGACGAGACCACTCTCTTATTCGCCAAGAATCCAATATGAACAAGTCAATTTCATAATACTAAAGAGGCGTCTCAACCTCTACAGTTACTCATATCGTCCAGTGGTAGTATTTTCTTCTTTTACATTTTCATCTCAGCCCTTGAGGGCAACTGCCAAATTCAAAACATTCGGTGGTGTTTAGAGTGTGGTCACTCCAGACAGTCAATCAATGCAAGTTGTCTCACGACAAAGAACAGAAAAATTCACACAATCTGCAAATACGAGGCTTCCTACATAGTAGCATCACTGAGTATTATCTCTCGCTCGTCTCTATGTGCTGATTGAGGACCTAACCCTCTGAAGTAGCCCTTTGTTGCAACCTGTGCTTAGCACTCCCAGTTAAACAACAACCTCTTGCTTCACTTTCTTACCTTTCCTTTTCAGCACAAGTTTCGTAAGAACTCGTCTCCTTCTACTGAATGGGTAAGCATATCAGCTATTCCACATTACTCCTATTTCGCATCTCGGCTCATGCATCAAGTATTGTGTAATCACAATACAAGCATCCCCGTTTTCATGCTGGATAGGTAGATGTCTTTTCATCTCTGTCCACTTTCTTAGATATGATTCTTAGTTTCTGAAATCAGAATTCTGGTTTCATAACAACATCATATAAATCATACTTGCAAAATCTTTCAATTAGGTAGCTATTTGCCTACGGCTTACTACAGACCCTTACTTGGGATAATGCAAATATGATTTGACATTAAGTTTTTTTGTTTAAGAAACAAGAACCTTTACAGTGCCCGTGTCTGACTAAATCTTGTTTCAGTAAAGTTCTCTTTGGTTGAACCCTTCGGTTCGGTTTTTTTGTCGTTGAACTTTCAACCCGACATATGTATATATTAGTACATTGTTTATTATTGTAAACACCTTTGGACAAAATAATATATACTTTCGTGGCGTACACCATTCTAAAAGGTTCTTAGAGGACGTTTTTTTAACTACTTATGGTTTTCTGAACACTTGTTGGTGTAATTTTTGCAGAAATCTGGGCATTTAAATCTGATTTAATATTTGCAACTTCAGTTGAGCCTAAAGCTGCTTCAACCCAAGCTTGAACATCAGATACTGTTAAGTCTGCAAAGCTTGTGAAGTCTGATAAGTCAGAGACATCAAGCCCTACTGAACCATAAACATCTGCTGAGTAATAAACGTCATTACCTTCAGAATCTGTAAAATCTACATTTGTATCATCTGTACCTTTTAGTCTCCAGTGAACATTATAAACTACGTCAGACTCAGTATTGGCTGGGTCTTGACTGTCTGTGTAGCTGGGATAAGTGTCCACATTTGCTACATCCCAAGTATAATTAATAGCCATTCTAGTTTCCTCCTTTTAATAGCTTAATTTCATTTTTAAGTTTATCAACTTCTGCTGATAATTCCTTAACCGATTTGATTAGGTTGGTTGTGAAGACAGAGTAATCAAGCATATAGTGTTCATTATCTTCATCTGGTTTTCTTACACCCTTAACAGGCATATCTAGTTCTTCAAAAGTTTGTTCTACTTCTTGAGCAATTAAACCTTCTGATTCCCAATCGTTGTCTTTAAAATAATATTTGACTGGATTTAACTTATTGATAAGTTCAAGACCTTTGGCTTCACCTGTAACATTTTTTAACCTACCATCCGATAGATTAGTAAAGCCCAAAGCTGAACCTGTATTATCCCAGTCTATTCTGCCAACAGCACCTGCACTGGTGTAGAACTTTATCATCACATTGTATGAGCCACTAGAATTGTTTTTAACACCCATAGCTTCAGTCGTGTTGTCTGTGCCACCCTGAACGTCTAATTTACCTCCACTAAAGGCAGAGGTTGTATTAATTAAACCAGCAGTTGTAAAAAGAGTGCTTGAAAGATAAGCATTTTTCCATCTAACACTAGAACTACCTAAATCTCTAGCATTGTCGTTTTGTGGTCCAAATAAAGTATCTGACCAAGAATATCTTCCTGTACCCCCAACGTGCAATCTGCCTTCATCGGTTGAGTTGATAAAAATATCATTACCTATAACCCCTATAGTGCCTTGTGAACTATCTGCCTTTTTTAAATCCAATAAATCTCCATCGCCAGTACTTCTATCTAAAGTTAAAGCATTACCAGCAGTATCTGACCTTACATTTTTAAATAAAGAAGAACCATTTGCTATTCT